TTTTGAGTCAACAACTTTTTTGGTCAAAAAATCAATAAATGGAGGTAAAATACCACCAAGAATAAGAGAAATTGCTTCTGTCATTTTGTTTTTTTAACTTGTAATTTTGAAATTCCTAATTTGATAAGTCCCCATCCGGATAAATTATTATATCCCTCATAGAGTTTCCTATATTTATTGCGATCGGTGGTAACTATTCCTAATTGTTCTTTGGTGTTCGCCACTAATTCGTTAGCAGTCTTGAGATCTTTCTGATACTGTTTGACGCTTTTCTCATTTTCCGACAATTTAGCTTCAATTTCCGCCAGTCTTTGAGTAAATCCGGCCGTATCAACTTCTAGGGTAGCAACTTTGGCTTCAAGTATTCTGATCTGTTCGTCTTTGGACTTTAATATGGCTTCGTAATCCACCGGGGGAGTCGTTGGAGTAATATCATAGGGCTTATTAAACGCCTTACAAATCGCTCTAACAATCGCAGAGGCAATCAGCACCGTATTTCCTAACAAAACGCTATCGTGAGGATCTTTAGCTTGTCCCATTTCAAGTAAAACACAAGGAGTCTTTGGAGTGAGATATTTCCACATATAGTATTTAGCCATACCGGGAGTAACAAAATTTTTATTGATAATAGCGGTTTCCTTAAAATAAACTTCATCAAAGACTTTTTTAATTCTCAAACTCTCTTCCCACATATCGTCAACTGATTTATCTCCAGATCCACACATCCCACCACCTTGATCGCCTTGTACGTCCATATCACAATGAAGAGCCAGAGCTAAATTAAAATCAGTTTTGGTTATTGACGGATCGTCATTAGCATTGGCGTCAGTCTGTACGACCTCAAAACCCCTCTCCCGAAGCATAGCTGATACCCGGTTTGTTATTCTAATATTGATTTCTAATTCTCCAGCAGTTCCGGTGTTACCGTGGAGTGAAGTGATTGAATTAAACTTAATGTTTTGATGACCTACAATAGTCAAAATTTTCATATTTGTTGGTTATTTTTAATTGTCTTTAACATATAAGTAGAATATATCATTAAAGTCGCCAACCGTATTTTTTAAGTTCTTTGGTGGTATAATTTTTACTCCATTTAATATGGTTTCCGTTTGCTTCCCACCACCGGATTTTACCAGTAGATAATGCCCAAGCGGTTGCAATAGCATTGTCTTTAGCGTCAGTTCTATCATCTCCGATATTATTATTTAGAGCTTTTTTAGCCATTTTCCAACTCTCTTCTTTCCATTGAAATAAACCCTTAACAACTTGAGTTGGACTATTGTCATTTAATGGAGGGTTAGCCCTAAAAGTGCTTTCAGAGTAAGCCATATCAAGCATTAGACCGGGATCAATATCAAAATCACTTGCCGCCTTAACAATAATATCTACCAGTTCTTGATTGTCTCTAAGTACCTTTTCGGTTATTTTATTATTCCTAGGGGTAACAGATATTTGCTCTCCATCAGCGTTTGTCATCACATAGGTAGTTTTTTTACCAGCCGGAGTGGGAGTAATAGTTTTATCTTCTATGGCATAGGCTGGTTTGACTAAATTAAGAGCTGTTTTTTTCTTTTCTGGAACTGCCGATTGCTCTTTACTCATTATTTCTCCATATTTTATTAAAGTGTCAACGGTAACAACTCCCTCTTCAACAAACATTTTTAATAATTCGGCAAATTTTTCAATAGGCACAGTTTCTTGAAGAATTTTAAGATTTTCAGCCTTAGCTTGATTGGTGGTGGCGTCTACTACATTACTAATTTCTGGAGGATTAGATCCGGCGATTACGGCAAATCTAAATTGTTTTTCAATGGCTTTGGCTTGTGATACTTCTTCTTTGTTATTCATATCTGGGTTATGTCCTAAGACATCTTTGACCAGTTGACCGGCAATATCTTTATAATTTTCGTCTGTTTTCTCCCCAGCGAGATATTTTTCTAGGGCGGTATTGGTTTTTTCTCTTTTATCAAGAGTTTTAATAGACGCCTCCTTGGAGACTTCTTTCTGAATTTGAGAGGCTTTTTCTATTTTTCCATAATCGGAAACTTTAATAAAGCGACCAATTACATTGGATAACACCGGTAAGTTTAGTATTTTTTCCAAATTAGTCATTTCTCCATCTGGAGTATAACTGGGCATAACGATAGTTAAACCTTGATTGTTTTTAAGCCACTCTAGCATTACCGGGAAAGAATACTTAAATCCGGCCTTAAACGTAGTATCGGGGATGATAAGTCGGTTACGGAAGCTATCATAAGGATTTCTACCGGAAAGATATGTTAAAAGAGCCGAGCCACCAGTAATAGAGGGTGTCATACTTGGTAATTGACCAGAATAAAGACTGAAAACATCCATCAGACTTGATACTAAATCTTGATGTCTTTCTTTGTCAAAGATATTGCCAATCTTCCAAACCATTGCTCCCATAAAACGTCCAGACTCATCATTGGGAAGCCGTATATAAATTGTTTTACCATTTTTATCCAAACTTAAGGGAATAATTGTATAATTTGTTTTGTCATATTCAGAAACACCGTCAAGCATTTTCTTATACAAAAGTCCAAGTAATCCAAGTGAAGCCGCTAATTGTAATAATTTTGGTAAAACCGTACCAATTAGTGTTTTGAACCACCAACCGCCTTTTGTTTTTGGCCTAAAGGCCATATTTATATCTCCCCGGATACCCTCTTTGGCGGCGTTTGAAAATAAGAATAAATTGTTTGAAACAGGCGTAACCCTACCTACACTCAAAAAATCCGGAGATCCAATGTAATTTCGGACATAATGAGCTAATTCTGGTTTAGAAAATTCACCGGTTACTACTTTGCCACGGAGTCTCTTATATCCGGCAACTTTGGGTAATCTCTCAATAAAATTGCCAACTAAAGAGACACCATCAAACAATTTAGGAATGTATTTTATGCCGGGTATGGTTCGGATGGTACTTTGTTTGAGTTCTGGCATAGCCCCAAGATCTTGGAGTACCTTACTTATATATTCTTCTCCGATGGTATCGGGAGAGCCGTAGACATCATTTCTAGTTAGACCAATAATATTAGCATTCTCCATTTCTTTTATTAGGTCGTCTGGCTTACCGGTAGCCGCTCTCCACGCGGTGGGGACGCTAGTGGCATAATCCTTTATTAGGCGAGGAAGTGAGAGTACGATGTCGCCAAGTGTCCTATCTGGCATATTTCTCCAAGTGCGAATAAAGTCTTTTTGAAAGTTAAAAAGTTGAAAACCTAAGTTAATACTGGTGAAAATAGGTCTATATAAACCAGCTCCGGTTAGGAGTTTGCTTAATTTTCCCAAACTTCGGAGAGTTGTTTCGGTGGTGTGATTGAAAATTAGGTTGAGATCTTTGTCAACATAAACTCCGACCACCTTACCATCACGGACGGATTTGACTAAAACTTTGTCCGGATCTCTGGACTCAATTGGTTCTTTGTATTTACCATTAAATCTAGTCTTGGCCGGGACAACATTTTCTGGATCTACTTGGGTTAAGAAATCTAGGTTGGCATTTTTGGCGTCATTGTAAAGGATTGCCCGGACGGTGGCGACTGCTTTCATCACTGTGGCGGTGGCGGGATTGGCTACTGCCTTGAGAGTTCCGGTTTGTTTATAAATAGCCGGACTGATGTATGTATCAATATAGTCTAATACTTGGAACGTGGCATAAGTTTTATTAGCCATTAGTTGCTCCGATAATTCCAGAGTTCTAAAGCCGTGATCTAAGGCCATTTTGTTGATAGTCATTGTCCCTTTTCGGAAAAGTCTTTTAGCTTTTTGTAGTTTCTTCCAATCTTTTGTCTCGTATTTTGATTTTAAAACGGCTAAAGTTTCTTTGGCAGTTTTGGGATCATAACCACCGGGGTTGGCTAGTTCCCCTCTCTCAAACATAGACCTTTCAAGTTGGGTAATCATTCCTAAACTCTCCCAGCCATTTAGACTAAGTGTTTCTGTTTTACCACTAATATCGGTGGTAATTGATATTTGTGGAATTTTAGAAGTATAAGTATGAACTTTCTGATAGCTATCAACTATGACATTTTTTACCTCACCATCAAGATAATTTAATCCACCTTGAGTAAAGATTGGGTTGATTTCTGGATCTACGGACTTTCCTTGCTTAACTGCTTCGTTTACTTTTTTGGTTAAATTATAATCTTTGTTAACAAAGTTGGTGTTAAGTTCCCCCATAATGTTAAAAAAGTTATTTTGTTTTTCGGCGTGTTTGGCTAACCACGCGGCATTACCCTCTTTATAGTTCTTGGCAATTTCAGTTAATCTCAAATTCATTACTTGGTCATCACCAGCTAAAAGTGTTGTTTGGAGATCCAAGAGTTCCTTTTTATATTCTGGTTTTTGGTCAAGGTATTTAAAAAACGCTTCATAGAATTTAGGAGCTTTGGTTTCTAATAAAAGAGGATCGTTAAATAAAACCGACAAAGCGTCAGCATATAATTCTGGTGGAGAATAGCGATATTTAGTAAATTTAGGGTTTTGTTTTGGATCAAAAGGTTTCCATTTTCTACTTAATCTTTTCAGTTCTTTTCTAATTTTAGGATCTGATATAGACTCACCGGAACGTAATTTTTTAATTTCAGTATTAACTTTTTTCAGTTCTGTTAATATACGGTTATCTATGGCTCTATCAGAGACAACACCGTTTTCGTCTTTCAATTCTTTTCTTTGTTCTCTTAGGTCATTTCTTTGTCTCATAAGTTCATCAACTTTCTGTTCAGTTAAATGTCCGGAAAAAGTAGAACGTAAAAACTTGTTTAAAGTTGCAACTCTACCTATGACATTTCCCCTAGATAAAGTATGATCGGGTAAATAATCAGCTAAATGCCCCATTTCGTGAGCAAGTGTTTTAGCGGCTTGTCCGGGAGTTTTGAAGATGTCGGGATTAAGATAGATTTTTCCCTTACCATCACCTCTAAATAAACCATTTGGCACACCTAGATTTTTTCTAGCTCTTGATCTCTTAATTTCTGGGACTCCCTCCATTAGTTGAGTTGTTAGTCTCACCATTTCTGGCATTTCTACTATTCTCATCTCTGGAGTTGATTTGGTTTCAAATTTTTCAGTTAAGTTTTTAATATCAGCAAAAGCACCGGTGGAGGCAAAGACTTTACCTTGATTGTAAATTCTAGTTTGAGAAACACCGGGATATTTTTTAATAGCTTCAATATCAACTCTTATTTTTGTGCCGGGTTTTAATTTTTCTGGGTTAATTTGTAAGCCGCGAGGATCTAAAGTTATTTCTAATTTGGGAGATTTATATTCAAGGACAGTTAGGTTGTCTCCGGATGGTAGCAATTCCTCTGTTTTCACAACAGTAAATACTGGATTAGCGGCAAAATCTTTATCACTAAGAAATATTTTAATGTCATTTTTAGTAATAGCCGGTTTGTTATAAGTTCCTTTATTAAAATTAAAATGTTGAGCCACATCAGCTTTGGCGACTTCTTTTAAGAGTTTTTTCTCGCTGGTAGCTTTTGAGGGGGCGAGGGTAAGTTCTTTTGGCTTTTGTGCCTGTTTTTCATCTCCTCCTGTCTTTATAGGTTGGGTGGGTGTTTCTACCACTCCCTCTTTTTTCGTTTGTTCTACGGCCTTTGGTGAGGTCGGTTTCTTTTTTACCGATACTTTAGGTCTATTTATAACCCTAATTTTACTTGGGTTGTTTACAATCATTTCTCCATCGCCTATATCTTGTATGTCGTTCCAGTTTTCCTCTAATGATTTTTTATCAAATGGATCTGCTTCTGATATACCAGCGTCTTTCTTTAGTTTAATTTCTACAACTATTCCTTTCTCACCGGCATAATCTTGTGCTGTTTCATAATCAGATGTTATTGAGTAATCACCACCAAAGGCTTGTTGAGCTTTAGGTAATATTCCTGTTTTTCTATATTCCTCTAATGCTTTACCTTGTATTCCACGGTAATAAGTCCTTTCGGTGTAAGGTAGATCTTCCTGTTCTGCCGCACTTTTACCAATAATCGGTTTCTCAACCGGTTCTTTCTCAACTTTTTGAGCTTTCTCTTCTACTGGTTTATATTGCTCATAATTTTCTACTACGGCTAAAATGGTTTTATCTTTATTGTTATATGCCTGTTCAAACCTATTTGCTCCATCGGTTATTTTTAATTTTCCCTCCCAGATAGTCACTTCAATTGGACTTGTTATTTTTCTTCCGGGTTCATATTTATAATTAGTTGCAGTTTCAAATTTTGGTTTACCAAATTCAGAAAGAGGGATCTCCATTAGTTTTGCTGGTTTACCATCAAGATTTTCTACTATAAAGTTTTCATTGTCCTTAATATCAACACTTGCCGGTTCATAACCTTTTTCTTTTATTAAAGACTCGGCTGTTGGTTTTTCCACCGCCTTTTCTACTGGTTTAATTTTTTTCGTTGTTTCTGGGGGCTGTGGTGAAGTCACTATCTTTTTTGGTGGAATTACAGGGGGTTGTTGAGGGATGATGGGAGGGATTATCCCCTTAGGTGCTACTTGAGTCTCTGGGGTAGCTGGGGCAGAAACATTTTCTTTTCCTCCGATAATATCGGGGTTTTTTACATAATCAACCTTAACTTGGGTAATGCTAGTTTTTTTACCTAAAATATCTTCCAAAATACTGGACTTTACTTGATTAACTTGTAATTCTGCCTTTGATCCGGTCTGCTCGGCTTGATTAGCTATTTGTAAAAGATCTTTTCCTTGTTGAGTATTTTGTTTATTCTGCCTAAAAACTTCGGCTCTAATTTCTTCGGGTGTTAATTGTCTTGTGTTTAAGTTTTTGGTTCTAGGAGATGTCAATGCTTCGGTCGCCGCTAGTAATGCTAGAAGAGATCCGTTAATCAACGCGTCCTCGGTACTTGCTCCGGCGGCTTTTGCCATAGAGTATCCAAGGGCGAAAGTAGCCGGGACTTTGTAGATACCTTTTTGGATATTACCTAAAAGAGTAAAGGGAATGGCTGTAACCGTATCCATAAACATTTTTTTGGCTCTATCTTGAGTATCGGGATCTAATTGACCGTAAATATCAAAAGTGGCGACATTTTTTACTATTGGAACAACATACTTTGCCACCGTTGGTGATAATTTAAGGGTAGTCTCTATGGATTTACCGGGAAATAATACCTTGTCAGCAAATGCCCCCATCTTAGCCATTGTGTAGTAAGTTCCAAGTAAAGTACCAGTTCCGGAGGCTACTTTTTCTGGGATAGTTTTGGCTTCTCCAACGTTGGGTTTAATAATTCCTCCGGTCATACCAGTATATAAACCAGATGAAAATTGATTAGCCACCTTATTTACTTTTAAATTTGCAGATTTCTCATATTCAGACGCCAATTTTTTAGCGTCCTCATAATCTTCTGGGGCATAAACAGGAGTAGGGAAAAAGATTTTTAAAGGAGTTCCGGCAGTTGCTATCCCCTCATTTATAGCGTTTCTGGTGTTTTTAACAATATCAATTGCTTTCATCGCCACTCTGTTCTGTTCCGGCGTTGCCGTTGCTTGTTTAGGATAAGCAATTTGGTTACTTCCAACCCCCATATTCCCAGAAATAGGAGTTGTGGGTAAAGTTAGGGCAGATGATTTAAGTGGCTCAATCGGTTGAGTTGTGGCTACTGGCTTAGGTGTAAGTATCTGTTTTTTTCGCTCTAAAAATCCGGTAGATAAGATTGATTTAGTAGAAGAAGAAACAGATGGTGTTTTAGCATTGGTCTTGATCCCTAGTATCTGGTTCTTCCTCTGGAGAAAAGACGCCGATAGATTTGCCATACTTATTTTGGAACATTTATGTTAATCGTAGGTTGGCTTGAGCCAGAAGTTTTAACTCCATAGGCGGCTAACACTTCCGGTGTCCAAACATTTGGATCTGGTTTACCATAATAATTGGCGGCAACATAGATTTGGTAAATATCATTTGGATCAAGTGGAGTCCCAGAATAAATAGAGAACATATCTTGTAAGGTTACACCACTTCTAGCGGTTGATACCGCGTCATCTTTATATGCTTGTAAAGTCTCTGATACTGATGATCCACCTCCGGTATTAGCTTTTCCCACCCTCCCAGCACTTATTTGGTTTACAATTTCCCCTGTCTCTTTATTTATAGTCAAAATAGTGACGTTACCGTTATTATCGGTCTGGGTTTCTATTTGGACATCGGCTTTTTGGGAAGCCTTAATGGCGGATCTAATAAAGTTGATAGATAATCCGGTTTGAGCGGCTAAGTTACCTAAGTCCTGTTCGGTTGCCCCATTTAATGCCCCAGAAGATAATAGGGAATTAAATAAATCTCTATTTTCTTGTCTCGTGACTCTGTCCATATCAAACTGTTTTATCTTCAAATTTAACTTATCGTTAATTTCGTTTTGTTTTTGAGTAACTTGAGTATTATAGTTGGCCAGTTTAGCTTCTTCTGTTTGAAGAACGTCATTTAACATATCGTCAATCTTTCTGATCCGGCCGACTCTTGAGCTTTCAGATAAAAACGGATTTTCATTGACTTCGGCTCTTCTCTTATCGGCTTCGGATTTATAATTGTCTATTGTGGCTTGAATACCGTTAATTGTATTTCTAAGTTGGGTAATTCCAGAAGCGTCATAAAGATTTTGCTGTTCGTCCATCAAGTTAAGACTTGAAGTTATACCAATACTCCCCAGACCGGTAGCACCAGAACCAGCACCAGCAAAAGTAATGCCCTGTCCAGTACCACCGGAGGGATTGGAGTATAGCGAATTGATATATGTCTGATTAGCACCGGGAGCATTACCGGCAGCGATAGAAGTAGCGGCTAAGACTTCTGGAGATACCATAGAACCAGCCCCTTGTTGATTACTTTCGGGATGTATTTGTCCGGGTTGGGAAAAAGTCCCATTCCAATATTGTCTACCGTTATACCAGCCACCTTGTTGAAAACCACCAGACGGAGCTGTTGGTAATGGAGCAGATGAGATAGCACCGGGAGCAACAGTTGATTCGGTAACTTGTGGGGCAGCCCCACTTCCTTTACCAGCGCCACCAGTGGCAATAAAATTATTAGTAGCCTCCTGATCACCCCATCCGGCGTAACCGCCGTAACCCATTTGGACTAATTGATTTGCTGTGTATTGTGGCATAATTATTTTTTATTGAACGCAAATATACCGAAGTATTTTTTGGAGGCAATTCTTCTAGCTTCTATGGCGTCTTTTTTATTAACAAATAATCCTAAATTTATTTCTTTATCATTTATCATTATTCTCGCTCTCCATTTTCCTCTTAACTTAAACCAAGATACACCTGTTTCACCACTTCTATTGTTTTTGTTTAAGTGAGTTCTGTTTCGGATATTTTCAGCGTGAGTTGCGAACCTAAGATTGTTTCTCTGATTATTGAGCGGATCTCCGTCAATATGGTCTACTTCAATCCCAGCGGGGGCTTTTAATAGTTGCCTGTGTAATAAAACTTCTTTACCATCTTTGCCGGTTCTGGCGACATAAGTTTTAGAAATAGTATGCCATTTATATTTTTTTAGTAAACTAAAATCTTTATCATCCACTAAGGTATTTTTTTTATTTGTTAATTGTAATTGCTTCATATTTTTATCTATTAAATGTTCCTATTTCTCCGGAAGAGGAGTTAGAGAAAAAATCAGGCACTAAAAATTGAGGTTCATTTTTTAACTTTCTTTGTAACCGATCAGCAATTTTTTTATATTCTCTAGTAATTATTTTATCGGCATTGGCAATAGCTGCTAAAGATTTATTTGGATCTATATTTTGAATTAAGTTACCATAAGCGTCTTGCTCTATGGCTTCATTTAAGACATCAGCAAAGTCGGTAAACATGGTCACATCTCCGTCATCGGTTAAAGCGGCTGCCTGAATAACCCCCCAAAGAATTAAATTAGCCGTCCCGGTCGTTATCGGGGTGGGAAAAATAAATATTTGGCGTCCATATTCAGCAAATTTTTTAACTGTTGAATTTGGATTATCCTCGACCTCTTTCATAAAATCCTCAAAATCCCATTTAGCATAGTTGGAGTCACTATCTACCGAAATCTTAAAAACCGATTCACTTTGGCAATTATCAGGATAATCATAATAATCTTCGTTAGCAATAGTATTAGTAATAAAACCTTTTTTAATATCCGGCCATTGTCTCGCAGAAGCCACAGTAATATAAGAGTCGTCAATCTGATCCTCTATTCTGGTATCAGTAAAGTAAGTTGACGTTCCCACGGCATAGAGCTTTGGCTTTAGTTTGTTTTTAATGTCTAATCTGGTTCTCATATATTTTCTTAACTAAAATGAATATATCATTTATTAGGCAATTTTGTCTTTAAAGACTATAGTTCTAAAATTAACAGTAAGTGTTCCTGGTATTCTATATTTAAAAAATGAATTAGTACCAGTCTTGCCATCATAGGTATAAACATTATTAGGGCTTCCATCATCATCAAAAATAAAACCAATTGCATTACCATTAGACCAACCATTTCTGGCAATAATCTCTTCAACCTGTGACTTTAAATTAATACCAAAATACTCACCCGACTGAGGTAAAGAAACATTTTGAATATTAACTGCCGATGTTTTACTTCTACCAAGAGGGTAACCAAAACTATCAGTATTATCTTCATCAATACCATAAGACCTTATTTTCATATCACCACTACCATTACCCCTAACACCAACATAAAAATTAACCTCTGCTGAGGATATTGATTGATTTTTATCCAAAGTAATACCAGTAAATCTTAATGCTCCACTTACCCCAGAACCATCTTGATTACCAACCTGCACAGATTCAGTAGAACCAAAAAAACTATTATAAAAATCTGATGGAGAATAAATAAATTCGTTCCACCCAACTGGTTGCTGACCATATCCTGAAAACAAAGTAATTTTAAAATAAATTTTATCTATATCTGCCCAAGATTCACTATAATCAAACTCTGAAATACCATAAGGTAGCGATGGAATTATAAAATTAGCTCCATCGTCACTTCTTTTTCCATAAGAAATAAAAGCCGGAACATATCCAAGTCCATGTGTTATTGAAACAGTTTTTGTTATATCTCCCGGATTAAAGACAGTGGAGGTAGTATATTCTCCGTGGTACTTAAACATAGAATATTCACTATGTAAAATAAGGTCATTTATATCTGCTATATTTACATCCTTACCCGGAGCTGATACTTTCATCCCTGTTGTCATTGTGCTGTATTTCCTAAAATATAATAATGATAAGAAATCGTCTGATTACTTGATAAATTACCCCCCCCAAAATGCCAATAAGAAATACTAAGAACACTACCGTCAACATAAGTATAATTTGCATCAGGGTTTAAATAAAATGTTTCAAGCGGACTAAAAGTACACCCCATAAACCAACGACCACTTCCGGGAGTCAATTCAGTATAAATCATACACATCGGGACAAATCCTAGCTGATGACTTATGGTTAAGGTGTGATGATTTGTTCCCGATGAAATTGTAAGTGTTCCAGAACCCTCTCTATAAATTTTTACACTACCATATTCAGAATTAAGAATAAAATCATCTGGAGAAGTTGATGATATGTCATATCCCTCTTTTGAAACTTTTATTCCGGCTGTCATATTCCCTGTTGATAAAAAATATAATACTTAGATTCATTAGTTCCACTACCACTAGAAACAAAATTGGTAGAATCCATATAAGGTATTCCATTAAAATAATTTTGCCCAACAATTCCCCATTTAGTAGAAGATATTTTGCTCATACAAAAATATATTGGTATATAAGATAAACCATGAGCAACATTTCCAGAAGTAGTCCCGGTTTTTGCTGTTTTTAATGTATTAAACTCTGACGACATTACCAATTGATCATCAGTACAAGTTTTTACATCATATCCGGGTTTAGATATTTTTATTCCCCAAGTCATTTACCACTCCCCTATGATGATACGATCATTAGTACCATCATTAACTAATATTCCAGCCTCTGTTATAAAAACACGATTATTAGCAATAATAGCTCCGGCGGCCACAGTTCCCTTAAAAGTAGCATCACCGGTGGTAGCATCTAAAGAAAAACTTGTTTCTCCATTTTTGTTTCTAGCCACAATTCCAGCTGGACTTATCCTTACATCACCAGAAACTCCACTTTCATATTTTCCCACCGCTAAAGAACCATATTCACCAAAGGTGTAATCAGCTAATATTCTTCTTGACTGAGTATTTAAAGAGTCGGCGATAACTGTTCTAGCTATAATTTGTGTTGGAAAAGTCCTTTGTGGATCTTGAGTTGGTGACAAAATATCAGATGATGCCCCACCACCGGTGTTTACAGTTGTACTTGTTTGTTGAAGTTCTGGAAAAGCCACCTCCTCAATAATAGTCGGTTTTAAAACTTTATCGTCCATTATTCTAAGTTAATATTTATATGACTAACTTCCGGTGAGGCTGTCCCACTCGGAGTTAAGACTAATTTAAGATTAAAGGTTCGGCCATAACTTCCACAAAGAAAAACTGGATCTCTCATACCGGCAATTGCGGTAGCCACATCTCCGGCCATCTTGGCTTGAGTCCAGCTACCAGTAGCGTCTAGGTCGTAATAACACGCTATGGTACAACCTGTGGGGATTGTCCCGGTTGTCAATTCTATTGTCGTCCAAGTTGACTCTTTGGGAGCGACCAAATCAAGTGAGTAGTATTCTGCTTCGGCTTTTGTCGCCGTATCTACCTTTCTAACCAAATGACTTGATCCTTTTTGATAAGAGACAAAAACTTGACCGGCAATTTTACAAATAGATCCAATTTCATCAGCGTCAATATACTGCTCTAAATTGAGTGTATGACTCTCATTTTTCTTAGTGCGACCATAACTCCAAATGCCACCAAAAGTGCCACCGTAGAGGCCAAACAGGGCTAATCCACCCTTTTCTACCACCCCTCCGGGATTTGCCTTGCCATCAAGAGTACAAACCGGTAAATTGTTGACCATATCAGAGAAAAATAACTCATTGTCGCCGCAAGACATTAGGATTACTTCGGCTTGAACAATGGCATTGATTGACTTACTAGGTATTCGGTTTTTATCTATCCAAGACATTGCCGTTTGCTCCCAAGTAGAAAGCCAAGACTCCCGGACACCATCACCACCACCAATAAGAACTTGATTACCTCTTTCTATGAGGGCTTGACTGGTAATTCCCGGTCTTAATTTTAGAGCTTCGTTGGTATAAGAATTATCGTAACCCACCATCGCCAGTAATTTGTTGTTACAAATCATTAAAGAACCATTAGCTTGAGTCATAGTATGCCAAGTAGCAGCAGTTAGGTTGATTTTAGGCCAAGCAGAATAAGTGATACCGCCCTTGAGTGTGGGCTGAGCAAAAGCAAGATGATCGCCCTGTGGAACAGTAATAATTGAGTTTCCACCATCACCCACTGTTTTAGCAGTAACTGTCATAGTTGAAGCAGTTGCTTTAACGGCAGTACAGGTAGGGTGAACTTCTGTGCCAATAGAATAGTTTGTGCCAATGGTAGCAGCCAAAGTAATGGCTTTGACTAAGTTATCAATAGCCGCCTCAGCATTAGCCCCGATTAAAACTTCATTAGCAATTGTGGGAGAAGATAGTGCAGTCCGAAAAGTATAAACAATTGAACCAATTGAAACCAAAGCCCCATTGTGAGGCGTATCAGAAACAGTTAGTGTTCCAGAAGCGGCCACAGAGGCCGTAGTGGCATCAACATCAGTTGTCCAGTTAGTTCCGGGAAGAACTTTACGATGTAACTTGGTTGAAGTTGTCCAGTAAAGATAGGAAGTAGTCGGATCAAACCACTCATAAGCTCCGGTGATTTCGCCATCGGTGTCGGTATAAACATTTGACCAAACCCCAGCAGAAGTTCTTTTATAGATTTTCCCGGTATCTCCAAAAGCGTAGGTATTACCATCAGTGGCATTTACCCAGAAATTAATAAGGTCAGTGACGATAGTATCAGCACCAGAAGCCCCAGTGCCGTCTGCTACTAAGGCATAATTACAGGTTAAGACATCTTCTGTTCCTCTAATATCAAGATTTTTACTAGCTTTAAAAGAACCGTAAATCCCTCTGTCCGAGTAATCCGATTTTCCGCCCTTAAAAGATTTTAATTCATATTTCATACACTAATATATCATTTTAACTAATAACATATTGTAAACTTTTAGCTATTCCATGAGTTTCTTCTGGGTGATAAAGATAGGTATAAGAAGTACCTTTGACAGTATATTTTGAGGTATAGACTGTTCCCTTGCTGGAATATTGGGTTGTATAGACAGTATTTCTTTTATGATAAAGCTCAACATTTTCATTATTTTTAATAACCCGGTAGTCTAGTCTAAGTCCTTTTGCCGTAGATAAAACTAAGGCATAGGTTAGTTGCTTTGTAATTGCCGTGGGTAAAGTTAAGAGGGTATATTTAAGAGACTTGGTTTGAGTAATTGTGCCTAGAACTGTATATTTTAGAGTCTTAACATTATTGCCAATTCCATCAAGAATAATAAGACCACTATCTTCTTGTAAAAGGTGATCGCCATTTTCCTGTAAAAGGTGGAAATGGTAAAAAAGATTTGGAATAGTGCGAACACAATATTTTAGAGACTTTGTTAGTGCGGTCGGTAAAGGAAGAACCGTATATTTTAAAGTCTTGTCAACATGGATTGCGGTTAAAACTTGATATTCTAAACCCTTATCAATCTTTGGTGGGGTTATGATTGCGTAAGTAAGACTTTTTCCAATCGCAGTCGGAACAGTTAAAATGTTATAGCCTAAACTCTTTTGAATTACCGCCGGAGTAGTTAAAACATCATAAGTTAAACTCTTGGTGGGGAATACCGGAGAAACTATACAATATTTAAGAGATTTCGTTATTGCACCGGGAGATTGATAGACTGAATAAACTAAACCCTTTTCAACCGCAGTTTGAGTTATGGTAAGGGTATATTTAAGACTTTTAGTTACCTGATAGGCAATTATGCTTTGGCAAACATACTCAAGAGACTTAGTAACCTCGGTATAGGTATAACCATCAAGTAAAAGTTTGTCTCCTGTTTCCTGAAACAGAAACTCACCTGTTTCTTGGAGTATTCGGTAATTTGCCATTGTATTGTTTATTGCTCATTGTATTGAGATTTTTTAAATCTTAATTTATTTTACTGTAAAGTTTTCAGTAATATTAATAAACTCAATGGTTCTAATGGGATTGACTTTGTAGCGGACAACTGTGCTTAAACTATAAACACCAGCTGGGATTGCTTTAGGCACATAAGCGTCACTTATAATAGTATTACAACCTTTTTTAACCACTCCAACTGTTCGTGGGGTTTCATAAGATACGCCATCAATAAAAAATTTAACTAAATCGGGAACTTGGTCGGTGTATTTACAGGCTTCAATCTTATATCTCAATCTTTCACCACGCTTAACTTCTTTATTTTCATTCATAATAGGAAAAGGCAGATTTTTATATTCAACTAATTTATAAGGATAGAGCCACCAAAAAGATAGGGTTAAGAATAGGGCATAAGCTATTGCTATTCCACCCCAAGTAAAATATCTAAAAAACTTTTCTCTACCACTTATTTGTTCCATGTTATTTTTTAATGACTAACCCAATAACAGCAACAGTAACCACAGAGACTATTAATGAAATTATCGCTTTAAATTGTTTAGTTGGTTCTCCATAGTGAGACTCACACCACTCTTTTGTGGCGTAATCTTTTTCTAGTTTGTCTTTAATCTCTTTAACATCGTCCTTGACTGTTTTCATCTCTGAGAGAATTACAGCCACGCTGGTAGTGAGATTGTTGATTTCTTTATTGGGGGTGATTTTGGTCATTTTTCTGTTAGTTCTTTAATGGTCATATATTTAATTGATTGTTAGTGGTAGGTTTTTTCATAGTTCAGCTTCTGCTGTCCAGCAGAACCAATAACGGTTACCAGCAGTAAATCCAGTACCAGAGTCTAATATACGAAATATTCCCTTTTCAGTAACTCCATTTATCGTGACCGATGTACCCACCTCATCGTTGGCATTAAAGTTGGAGATTTTAGCAACAGTCCCTGCGTACTTGTAAAGAGTTGTTGTTGTGGGTATTATTCTTTTTCTAACACAAAAATCTATTGAACAAACTATAATGTTATTTGCGTGACCTATCCCTGTTACCAAACCAGTTTCATTACCTGCTTGGGTAGTACCAGGAGCGTCAGTATACTTGTAGGACTTTTCATAATATCTCTGACACGCCCTCAATTCTTCTTCAAAACTCTTAGGCATAAATGGTAGAGCTACATCACCAGCACAGAGTTGGACTTGAGCGATGTCAATGTTGCCTGAACCGACAAAAGTTTCTGCTCCAGTAGTCCCTGAAATAGCGGCCTTAGACGAACCCCAGACAAAATTAAAAGAAAAAATCAAAACATCATTATTATCTGTTCCAAAAGTTTTAGAAGCTAGTGTATTTGTAGTAAAAGTATGGGTATATTTTGTCCAAGTAGATGTTAATGTCCAACTTATACCGTTGATGGTTTCTTCAGAAGATGGACTGCCTGTTGAACCATACCCTTGATATAAGTTTATTCCTAATTTTTTGTCAGTAATATCTGATTTTGCCCAAAAAGAAACAGTTACTTTTTTACCATCACCACATAGAAATCTAGTTCCGTGTTCTATTCTTTGTGCGTAATACAGCAAAGAATCAGCTCCAAAGCTTGTCCCAGCACCGTTCACATTTAGTCTTGCATAATAAAACGCATTTGGGATATCCCCAGAGGTTAGTATCTGACGACTTAAAACACTTGTTGGTGGTGTACCAGAGTCTGGATTACCTGTAACTCTCCATCTATCAGAAAAAAATGTTCCGCCACTCCAAACACCAGTCATTGTTGTACTTGTCCCTCTCTGCCATACATCAAAGTTTCCATTGATAATGGCTTGACGGGAAAGAGAGTTGTAAGTAAAGTTTGAATCAGCATTAGCGTCTAATTTGCTTCCAGTACTAAGTGTCTTATTAGTTAATGTTTGAGCGTGGTCTTTAAACACAAATTCGTCATTTCCTGTAAGTAAAGGTAAAGTTACTGTTCTATCGGCTGTAAGTTCTGAAACTGCGGTAATATATTGATGGTCGGCAGAAGTATCGTTAATTTGGGGAGTAGTTAAAACAGGTGAAGTTAGAGTTTTGTTAGTAAGGGTAGTAGTTAGACTATCAAAATAGGTTTTTAGGGCTGCCTTGATATTTGCCCAAGTAATTTTCATTGTTACCCCAAGAGTTGTATCAACGATAGGCAAAACATCGTTATCTACTGGTGGTGAATATGTAGTAAGCTCGGTTATTTTTTTGTCTGCCATTGGTTTTTATTTAATTAACTAATAAGAATATATCAAACTTTTAATCATATTATTGGAATTTAACTAAATTAGTATCTTCGGTGATAACTGTCTCACCATTAGGCATTAACATCAAATTAACCTTATTGGTTCTACCATGTGTCTTGGTTTCAAAACCAAAGCAATATACTGTTAGATGGGTTTCAATTTCTGTGCCAATGTTTAAAACCACCTTTTTATAGAAATGAATTAATTTCATCTTCTCCGGGTTAAAGAGTAAGGTATAACAGGGTTTTTCTTCGTGAACCATCTTGAATTGATGTAATCTTGGCTGGTCTATTTCTTTGAATTGATGAAAATAGCCATCATCTCCAAATTGTTTTAAGACTTGACCATCATCATAAACCGCTTCCCAGCACCAGATTTCTTTTTCTCCAGCGTCTATAACTTCACCATCACGATTGAAAAGATATTTCATTGTATTGTTTTACCTCATTGTATTGAGTTTTTTAAATTTTAACCTTTTGCTTTACCCCTAGCCAAAGCAGCCTCGGAGATAGCTTTATAATTTGGATCTAATTTTATCGCATGTTTAATATCAGTTGGTTTAAAGCCGGTAGAGCAAAGATGCTTTAAATATTGTTCAGTATTAGCAAACTCTTTTTTACAAACACTACAAATATCCATATTAAGCTACTTCATCGTACTGATATGACATAGTTGAAGTTGATCCAGCGATGTCACCAGCATCTGAAATTATTTGATGTACTAAATAATCAGAATATCCAGCCGCAGTCAAAGAATTAGCCAAAGCACCAGCGATGCCTAAATTAGCACTAGCCGGAGTGGAAGTTGGCATAGCGTTGTCAACATCAGCGATTGAAGAAGTGGTCGGAGTCGCATAAGTCTTTACCGAATAGTTAGTTGTCGTCCCGGCATTAGTGACATGAGTCGCACTTCCACCTAAAGCACCAGTTCGCCAGATTTTTAGGTTGTTGATAGCCGAAGAAGTACCGATACTGGTAACATGCAATCTCTGATATTTAGCATAGGTTCTGCTTCCGGGAGCAATAGGATAGGCCACAGGATCAAGATTAACTGCATCGGTATTACCCATGTTGGTATTCGTGATATTGTGCGAAACTGTCTCACCAGCTCCGTTGCTTTCGCAGATTTCTATTGTAGCTGCTGCCATATTTTTTTATTTATTATTAAATTATAAACTTTGTAAGATTAATTTTTTCCAATTGGCGTCTGCTATCGTATTAGTAGCAGTACACATATAGACATTGGTTGCGTCTACCACTATTTGATTTTTAACTCCAACTGTTCCATTTACACCACCGGATAATTCAGTAGCGTCCTCTGCCCAGGATAGATCCGCACCACTTGCGGCTATAGCAGTATCGTCACCGATAACACCTTTAATCTTATTAGTAGCGGTCATTGTGGCGGCACTTGCTTTAACGGCAGTTGCTAAGGCGTTGACGGTGGTTCCGGTAGCATAATTTGTTCCAGCACCGGCACCGGCAGTAATTGCTAAGACTAGATTATCAATAGCAGTCTCGGCACTTATTCCGATTAAGACATCATTTGCCACGGCGGCGTCAATTCCACCAATTAAGGTAGAGGCACCCCAAAACAAATGAGCGTCAGAAGAAGTTGAGTCAACATTTCCAGCAAATCCAACCGAACTAGCGGTAACAGTAAAAGCTCCAGACTCAACGGCACCGGCAGTCACCAAAGGATGAGCCACGGTTCCAGTTGAGTAGGTTGTTCCCTCTCCGGCAGCACCATTGATGGCGGCGGCAAGATTATTCAACATATCAGTATAGTTAGCTCCAATTAAGACTTCATAAGCAACTGTTGGTTCTGTGCTAAGAGCGGTTTTGAAAGTATAGGTAACATCATCAATAACCACGGTAGCAGTATTAGCAACAAGAGTTTCGTCAGTAGTAATTGTCCCGGTAGCGGCGACACCCTCTCCGATTACAGCTCGGAATTTGTAGGTCTTTCCACCCAAACTTACAGTATCAGCTTCACTTGGTTGAGCAGCAACGGTTAAAAGTGAGGAAGAAGCCACGGCATTTACCGGAGTTGCTTCGTCTAATACAAGAGTTTTACCATCAAAAGAAATACTATCAGCAAGTTTGGCAGAAGTTATCGCACCATCATCAATATTTGAAGTAGAAGCTTGATCTACTAGATCCCAAGCGGCAACCGAAGTTGTCCCGGTGTTGGTGTAAAGTCCATTGGTAGTAGCGTCAGTTTTAACAAAGGTAGCGTTTTTAGCAAATCCGGAGTATCCAGTAGGGACAGTTAAGCCGGAAGCGGCCACAATGTTTCCAGAAGCGTCTACACTTAAGACGGCATTGGTTAAGTAAGGAGTCAAAGCAGTTAGGAAAGCGGCCTGGGCAGTTGTCCTTTTGGCAGAGTCAATCGCCTCCAAATAATCAATTTTTTCCTGTGTCTTTAACGGTAGATCTGATTTTAGCTCAAAGATAGCCATATTTTATATTTAGTAAAAAATAATTAGTTTACTCACATAGGGGGAGAGGTTTCTCTCCCCCCGGTCAATCAACTAATGACTAAATGTAGAACAATCCCATAGCAGCAGCTTTTCGTCTTTCATCTACGACTTTAGCACCGTAAATGTTCAAGCCTTTGTAGGCTTTACCGAAATCACCGATAAGATCTTCTATACCACTTTCAGTCCAACCCATAGCAAAGGTCAACCAGGACTTGTGGATGGCAAGGACTTGATAGCCATCTGTATTGTCTCCGGCAACTTGATTGCTCATATAGACTTTGAAACCAGCCACTTCACCAATGAAACCTTTGAGGACAGCTTCATACGCGGTAGGAACGGCGGGAATTAACTCGCTAGTCTTAAGCAAAAGATTTGCTAATGCTGGAGGAAGAATTAAGAACCTATCACTTGAGGGGATTTGAGCCTCATCAAGTTTCTGTTTAAGTTCAAGGATCTTTCCATAGAAAGTATTGTAAGCGACTTGGACTTTGGACACGGACTCAACCACATAAGAAGTTCCACCGGAGATTGCTCCACCGGAATAGTGTGAGGCTACATCATCCTCATCATCTTCAATCACACCCTCGGTTGTGCTGGATACGGATTTAACCCGATACCATTTGGTATGACCAACACATTTAATACCTTTACCAACCCAATCGGCGGTAACGGGAGTGCCACCGGCGACCACAAAAGCACCGGTTGTTACGGTGACTGTGATGGTTGAAGAGTCATTAGCGTCAGTTCCGACACGATTTCCAGCAGCAACATCTCCACCAAAACCTAGAACAAAGGAGTCAATTTCTTGAGCCAATGTTTTTGCTAAGGTATCGATTAAGGTTCCATCTGGATTTTTGATCCAGGAGTGAAATCTTTGAAGAGATTGGATTTTGAAATAATAAGCTTTCTGTTGGTCAGTCTCTAGGACACCAACACTCTCGGTCACGTCATCAGCAGTAAGAGCCGATCCGACATAATTTTTAAGAGCAATAGCACCGAACGTCATTATGTTCAGTTTGCTAAGTTTATCTTTGATTTCACCCTCATAGTCTTGATTGCTAATATCCATAGCAATGGACTGTTCAAAGAAAAGGGAAATTACTTTTTGACTAAAGCCTTGGGCTAAAGTCGTTCCATAGTTTGCCATATTTTTCTATATAAAAACAAATAATATAAATTACCGTTCTTACACAGAAGAGTTTGGTACTAAGAAGAATATCTGATACCTATACTCATTTGTCAAGTGGCAAACCTAATTTTAGGTTAGATTTTGATGTTTAGTTTTTTAGCTCTTATTAGCCGGACATATTCTCCCGGTCTAGTTCTCATCAATTCTGCGGCCTCTTCTGGAGTCATCCCCTCTTTTGCCGGAGGAGCTTCACCACCGGAAGCGTGAAATAATGATCGTTTTTTTTCAGTTGCCGGATTTTCAAATAAGAATATTTTGGCTAGATCGTCCATTGGCAATCCTTTTCGAGATGGCCGGGTAGCAAATCTTTTAAACTCCTCTTCTCTACCAACAATTTTAGGAAATAGGTCTGGGACTTCTTCGTTGATATAAGTCTCCACGTTCTCTTGCCACTTCCGATCGTTGTTAAACTGATTAGTATTGTTTTTGATTTCTTGGAGTTCTTGAGCTAATTCTTCGGTCTTTTTAATAGCTTTTTGTTCACCAAGAGTCATATCTTCCCAATCCGGGTATTTCTCTTTGAGAAAATCCTCGGTAATTTCCACCTTTTTAGTCTTTTCTTCCTCAATCTTATCTATTTGAGCTTTTAAGACCAGAGCTTCTTTGGCAGACTCTTTGGCCTTAGTTTCCCAATCAACCTTTGGTGTTTCTGGCACTTCCGGCACTTTAGGAGTTTCTGGCTCTTCGGCGTCATCATTAACCTCATCTACCTTAGCCTCTTCTTCGGCGGCTAACCTATCTAACTCTGCCTCATCTACGACTGGTTTTGTTTTGTTTGTTACTGTCATATTGTTTGCTTCCCTATTCGGGGTTCGCTTAATAAATAATTATTTAAGAACTTTTGGTTTCCATTTTAGAACCTCTTTTTTAGGTTCTTCTTTTACTTCTTTTACTTTTTCTACCATTTTAGGAAGTGACTCTAACTCACTCTTGTTTAGATAAACACTTCTGGCATGAAGAAAAGCAATTTCATCCGGGACTAAATCTTCCGGATTCTTATTTAACAAGGTTTCTAAATATTTAAGCGTAATAGGATCTAGGGTATTTTTTGCGATCATAGTTTTGGATTGGTTGAATAAAATTTTTCTAAAGATTGTTTGGCTCTATCAGCAGAATATAAAAAATCCTCCAATAATAGGAAGTTTTTTAGTCTGGCTTTTAAATTCATAGACTCTCGGCTTTTTTCCGGTGTGTCTACTAAAATTCTTTCAATGCTAGTAATCATTCTTCTCACAAACTCTTTTGTTTCATCAACCGTAATTGCTTTTCCCTCAATTACCTTAATATGATCTAAATAAAGTGCCTGTTCTTCTGAGTTTAAGTTCTCCCATCCCCCTAATTTTTCTACTAATTGATCCAATATATTCATTTATTGTATTAAATAATAATAGCACTAAACCCCACCACCGGGCGTACTTTGAGGTGGTAACTGGCTTAGCGGTGTCATTTTGGGGATATTAACATCACCCGGTTCAACAGGAGGTGTCATCGGACTTGGCATTTTTGCTTCTGCCTCCATAATTACTTTTATTTCATCCGGATTTAAACCTCCAACGTCTAATAATTTCTTTTTAATTATATCATTTAATGCCGTATTCATTGGCATAAATGACTTAACAGCATTTAATTTTTGAATTTGATCTAAATCCTGATCAGATTTGTCTTTTTTACTAATAACCTTAACACTATATCCACTCGCAGATCTCCAACTTTGAGGAGTAAGTTCTTTATTAAAGACAGTCCCTTGATAACCTTTTTTAAATAATTTGACTGCTTCAATATCATTTCCCATCGCTTCTACTAATTTTACATATTTTTGCCCTATATTTAACCAAACCTGTTGGTAGTAAAGACTCATACTTTGGATTCTATCCATCGCATTACCGGCTAGAAGTTGGATTTCCCCAAGGGTAATTCTCTTTCTCTCCGCCACTCCCTGAGTGATAGCCGTAGCCGCACTTGCTTTCTCCGCAATTCCAACTACAAAGTTAATTTCTTCCAAATTTCCGGTTAATTGAGGTATTTCTACACTTTTAATTAAATCATTAGGATTTCCGGGTATTGGATACCAACCCCATGCTTTTGGTTCAAATGTTTGAGGTATAAATGCCCCATCTTCTCCGGACGAAGAAGAATTATAATAATTCATCCCAAAGTTCCGTAAAGTTCTATTTTCAACCGTTTGACTAAACCACGAATTGACGATTTTATTTGGAGTTCTAACGCTGTCCGCCACCGCATCACACCAAAAATCTCGGTTTTCAATATCCTCTCCCCAAGATTCAATTGGGTAATGGTATCTCCAAAAGTGATCTGGACAATTACCATTAGGATCAATTACGTTCTCCAAGGTGTCCATAAAGAGAATTAACCTATTATCTTGTCCATCTACCTTTATTGCCCCACTTACAGTAAAAATTATTTCCTCTTCTTCTATATCCGGGTTGTAAACCTTGAAAAATCCCTCTTGCATTTGAACTAAGGTGTGACCAAGTTCCGGATTATCAATAGAAGTATCTCCCATATCTTTCATGGCATCATTTTTCCTCGCCAACTGATCGTTATTGTCCTGAGATAATTGAAGTCCAATTTCTGTCTCAAAAAACTCTTCCATCTTCTTAACTACATCTTGGTCATACATTGCATTTTGTTTTAGGTCGCTTAAAGTCTCAAAAATATTATCTTGAATAATATATTTTGCCGAATCAATATCAGTGGGATCAACATACCTATCTACCCTCATATCCTGTGGATCTATGATGTGAAATTTTACCTTACCGGCCATAACATTTAGTTTTTCAAAACTTCTTCCGAATAACATAACCTGTTTTTTGTCTACTTTGTCTTTTAGCTCCAATCGGTTCTCTCTTTTAACCACATCTGTCCAGTACAAACTATAAAATAATTCTTTTTGCTTATCATTATCCAAATTAGTAAACTCCAGATCAACAAAATCATCTATCTTACTGAGTAAAGTTTTAATTATCTGTTTCATCAGGGGGATATTCACCGATTGCCTTTGTGTCAACCGATTGGTTATCACCTTATCTCGGTAAAGTTCGTAGTTTTCTTTCCAGTCGGACTGTTTTCTCTTCTGAAACTCGTAGCCATCCCTCGCATCCGCATTTAGAATAAATTCCATTTTGTCTTTGGTAATCATTTTTTCACTTATCATAGTTAGAATATATCAGAAAAAATTAAAAGTAGGGATTTACCCCACCAAAACCAATAACAGACAAGTCCGGCATCTTGAATTTCATCGGCTTATCTAGTTCAAAATATGCCCTCATCATCATCATATCACTTAAATCCGG